CTGTTTGAGATTCAGTTTTAGTTTCAGCTTCTTCAACTTTCATCTCTTCTGAGCTTTCTTGATTTGGTGGTGCATTAAAATCATTTAACGCATCCATTACATCATTCTTGTTATCAGTACTGGATTCTTCTGTCTTCTGTACTTTTTTATCACTCACTCTATGCTCCTAACTGTTATGAAGTTATCCATCTATGCCGATGGGGCTTCGGTTTCCGAGTTTATAGATTGTTTTGACATGAAACTCAAATCTTCGGCTGTTTGCCGCGTGAGTTCCTTCTGTTTATCCTGTTCCGCCTTTGCCGTTGCTTGCAGATTGCTTACAGCCTTCTGAACGGGTTTTGTAGCCTCTGCAACTTCAGCGCGCATTCGGGTATGGAACAGTTCTCTTTCCCTAGTCTGGAGGTCGCCAGATAGGTTCTGTAGCTGCTGTTTTAATTGTTCATTTTCACCAGCTAACTGAGAAATCTCACCCATTCTTTGAATTAACGCAGCCTTATCGACATCAGATTGCATATTCATAATAACTTGTGTTTTATCATAAATACCTGAATTCATCAGGCCTATATCTCTAGCTAAGTCTGCACTTGGAGACTTTGCTCTCGTACTACCCATTACCACCCTAACATCTACGTTAGCGCTAGTAACATCATATAGCATTTCAACAGCATGAGTATAGTCGTTAATTCCTGGAGTATTAATTGTTACTTCTTTTTCAACTCCAATGGGATTTAAAATTCTTAATATTCTTCCTTTATTATATACAAAGGGTATATACATTGATGCACATCTACCTGCTTCAGTAAGCATATCATAAATTGGGAGTACTTTCCAATTTTGTTTTCTTGATGCAGCTTCATCAATAATTTGTGCCTCTCCAACAGTCCCTACTGCTCCAGCAGGATTTCCTTGTTGAAATTTATAAGCACCAAATATAGTTTCTATATCTGTCTCATATCTTTGTTTTTCTGCATACAACTGACTGCTAATAGCAGGTGGCGCAAATTCTTTTATCTTACCTTCTCGTAATGCTCCAGGATTTGCCCTGATTATAGCATTAGGCACATACCACTTTTCTATTTCTTCGTTATCAATAGCTCCATCCTCATATAATAACTTAAAACTAGCTGTGCTAGTCGCATGACTTATAAGCAAAGCCTCTACTCTATTGAGCATTCTTTGAGGAGTTTTAGCATGACGAACATCTCCAGCTGGGTAAGGAGTTCCATTGTGTTCATTACATGCTGGAATTATCGGATATCTGTTCATCGGCAAGACTTCATCATAAATCAAAGTATCGCCAATTATAAAAGTTTCTCTTATTTGGGTTTCATGAACTAATTGTTCAGATATTTGTCCCCCGTTTAAGTATTCATTGTATCTATCTTCTTTTAATGCTATTGTATATTCTTCTTTATCAACTATCTTATATAACCCAGTTAAATTATCCGTTATCATAACCTTTGGTACATTTACCTTTGACCATCGTACGAATTTTCGGACCATCGGTTGCCCATCTTGAGGAGGATTGTCAGAACGTAAGCTTTTTATATCTCTATTATATTTATTCGTTGATTGAAAATTTGTTTCTGAGTCTTCCCGTGCATTTTCTATCTCTTTTTCATATTCTGGGAAATGAATTTTCATAGATTCTTTTGTATGTAAATCAGATAAAATTATGCTCCCAGCATCAGAAAAATGAGAGTCTGTAGAATTAGGGTCTACAAAAACAGATTCAGGAGCTATTCTTTTAATTCTTATTCCGCCAGCACCTTGCTCTGCTTGCCAGTCTGGGTATACATACATATATCCTATACCTTTTACAATATAGTCTCTACAAATATTTCTAAAATGCCTATCCCCATGTGAATCGAACCAAATTTTATCTAATAATGCATTATAAACATTTGCTATATCATTATCGGTTTGGCCTGAAGCAATAATATCCCACTCTGGAGAAGAGCTTGCTACATTTGCTAGCACCTGCTCTACGGATGGTCTAATTTTATTATTTGCCTCTGGTGGCTGTCCTATACTCAATAAATAATCTTTTTGAGTACCCGTTAACTGCATACCAAGAAAGAATTCTTCGTCTTCTGCTAGTTGATATCGGAAATCTGAAGAATCAGATGAATATTTTGTATACTCGTCGCGAACATCGCTAGCTTTTAGCGTATCTAAGGATAACTGTTTAAATCTTATCATATTCTATCGAAGATATTAAGGAATTTATTATATATAATTCTAGGCATAAATTAATTGTCCTGTTTCCCAATCCATACCAGCTACCTTTGACTTATATTGAATTATATTCCCATCGTCGTCATAATTGACGCGAGGTACAAAAACATCGTCAAGAGACCACCTTAAAGCATCAAGAGTGTCTTTCTTGAATGTTCCATGTTCCTTAAAATTTAATAATTCACTTTCTAATTCCCAATGGGTTTCTTTTAGATAAATAGCCTTAGACGCAAAATATGGTTGCATTTGTTTTATTCTATAGTATTTAGACTTAATTGCTTTTTTTGGATTGATATTATAAAAATGTCCATCCCGTTTTGATTTTTGTATGACATACTCACTTAACATAATATGCCCCGTCTCCTCTATCTTTATTTCTCTTGGATGGTAAAATTCCATCATTTCAAATAATTTATCCGCACAGCTCATTGGAGTCACTTGACCCCTAAAGTAATCAACAACATATATATTATTTTCTTTATCTACAGCAATGACCATTATAACTGTATAATCAGCCTTTACATTCTCACTTGCGGCTGGGTCTACCCCCATAAATATATTTACTGGGATTTCTTCTTTCTTACCATCTTTATCCACCATAACAAAAGATTGATTTTGATGATAAGAATAAATTCCTTCCCAATACTGCATATCTTCTTTTTTAAATACACGAAAACTATCGTCCATTGGAATGTTTTGATATTCCTGATAAAAATATGCTACATCGCCCTCTGAGACAAGCCTGTCTCTCTCTGCCATTAACCAATCGTGACCTCGATATTCTTCCCATAAAACTTTATTTTTTCCATTTTTCCCAACAATCTCTTTACCGCTCGCTATAAATTCACCCTCTTCGGTATCTTGAATTATAGCTTGATAAAATAGAGATTTCCAACCAATAACTTTACGGGATTTGTTTTTATTATATGATAATGGTCCAGCTATCCTATTAAGATAACTCTCTTCATCAACAATGGTTCCAATAAATATTAATTTAGCGTCAGCTGAACCTGCAATTACTGCTCCATTTAGCCATCCTCTAAAATTATCTCTTAAAGCTTCTGTTGCTGTATTTTTTTCACCTTCACCATCATCAATAACTGTAAGCGTGGGTCTATATGCTCCATATTTTAAACCTCTTACTTTTTGACCTGTTCCTCGAACAAGTACCTTACACCAACTATTGGGTTCTCCTTTTTCGTCAAATCCAGTAATAAAGTCTTTTTCTTCTTTGCCCCAGGTTTTACCTTTTCTGTCGCCAAAGAAATATTTAAGTTTTTCATTATGTTCTATTTCACTCCCTAGTGTTTCTAAATAAAATTTTGATTGTCTTTCTGATTCAGATATTAATAATATAAATTTTTCTTCGTCGAACAAGATACGATGTAATGGGTAAACTAAATTAATGAGCGTAGACTTAGCGTGACCGCGAGGAGCAACAACAGCCATCTTATCTCCTCTTTTTAATTTTAACAACTCATTAATAATCTCTTTATGAAAAGGAGGGCTAGGTTTACGGATATGATAATGCATAGGTTGTTCCTCATCACCTAAAATAAACCTCGCGAAAAAAAATATATCCATATACATTCTTTTTAATAGCGCCTCTCGCTCTTCAGGTGTATATGATAGTTCCATCTACTACTTTTTACTGTTATTTCTATATCGCAATATCTCAGCAGCTAAATATACACAGCCATCTAGTAACTCTTCTAATGCTTCTTGCGTATAATCTCTATTATCTTCCATTGGTACGTCTTGATTGTATCTTTTTTGACCCAAATCAAGTCTTTGGGCTATCATTTCTTTGATTTCTTCGTTTGTGCTTTTCTTTTTGATGTTTTTCTCCTTTTCTTTAAAGTTGTCTTCATTCGTGATGTCCCGTCGGAAAACTTACTACTTCCTGTGCCATATCTTCCCATTATGCTTCTCCTTGAGTAATTATATACTCTTTTTCATATATATCCACTATATCTCTTAAATCTTTCAATTCTTGCAACATATCTGTTATAAATTCAACAATTTCTCCATCAATAGAGTAATTATTGCCCTCTAATATAATAAGACCAGGCTTTTTTGTATCTACTTGTATTTTATGATACGCTTTTGGAATTTTTAGGTTTAGTAACACCTTCAATACCCTCTTTTTTAACCTTAGACATAAGTTGATTTACTTCTTTATCGCTTAACTCCTTACGCACTTGTGCTAATAATTTTTTATCACCCTCACTAATCATTATTATACTTTGGCTTCTAGTCTCTTTTTCCTTAATTGAATGTCCAAGTAGTTCGGAAACCTTATTTAATGCATTCAATTTAGTATTATGAGGCGTATCTTTGCCATCTAATATTTCTCTATATTTTTCTACAACAAATTCATCACTTAAACCCTGTTCAATTAACTTGTCTCGTAGATTCATACTAATACGCTCCTTAATATACTTTCTTTTCAATAAGTTAGTACCTCTACGCAAAGCTTGCGTAGGGTTATTGTCCATATATGTAGACATATAACAATTTACAATATCTTCAGAACTAAATTGACCATTATTATCTGGCTTAAATTCCATCGATATTTTATCTGCAAATGATTTTTGTAGTGTTGTAGCTGCCACATTCTTCACCAGCTCTTTACCTTTATACTGATTTTCAGCATAATTGACCTGTTTTGTAGCAAAAATATGTTTTTTATAGGTTGGATGTTCACCAAAACCGCTTTTAAGTAAATAAAAGGGCTTTTTATGAGTTTTAGGGTGTTTTTTACGCCTACTAATAATTTGAATAACAAAATCATTACTCGTCATTACCCAATCGCCTTTTTTAGCTTGTCTCCAATCGCTAACTACGCTTGGACCTTGCCAATCTTCATTCATATACTCATTTATAGGGTATATATTAAAGGTTTTACCTCTACACGATACTTCCACCTTGTCTCCTTTTTTGCATTTCACGCTTAATACGCTTATTTTCTGCTGCAAGCTTTCTTTTTAAGCGCTTACGCTCCTTAGCTTTCTTATTAGGCATAAAAAATGCTATTTATCAGCTTTTCCTTTAAGAAAATTAAGGTCATCACTTATATCATTAATTTCTTTTACCAAATCTTCGTGTCTTCTATCCCTTGCTTCATCTGAACGATTCCACCTATCAATCAGCTTGATACATATTTGTTCTATCTCTTCTAATTTGCCCATAACTGCTTTTTGTAGAAAACCTAACATGCCTACAAACAAAACAACTACGACACCAGTAATTCCATATTCCATCCATATTTCCATCATAATATTATTTTCGGGTTAAAAAGGATTCTTTTGTTCCTTTACTGAAACTTTAACACTTTGATATTGAGTTCCAGACTTTGCTACCTTATTCCATAAGGCTAATGAATATAACACACCATCTATATTAATAGTTCCTGTATAATCAGGTGAATTTTCACTTTTCTTATTGTCATTCTCAAATATTGAGCCTGACCCTTCTCGTACTTCAAATGCCATAAAATTTCCTTTATTTATATAGTTAATTTACTGCAAAACTAATCTACACACCATAGAAACTGCAAGTTTCTTTTATATATATATATATTAAGTTGAAATAGAAATAGAAATAGAAGAGTTATCGAGAGTTATAGGCTTTGTTATAACCAGGCTATAACCTGGATACTGAAAAATAGTGTAAAATTTCTATAGAAGGTACATTATAAACACGCGCCCCCACGCATATGCGTTCCATCTCCTCGTTACGCGTTGAGTTCGGTTTTTTTGGTTCGTTGGCGAGCTAGCTTGGCTCTATGCCGTCACTATAGGTTTTTTTTTGTTGCTTTTTGTGGCCATTCATACTTAAATTTAGGGAACTCTCGACGAGGTGTTGAGGGACAAACCGAACGCATAAGGAGGATTATTATGCGAACAATCGAACAAGTCAACAGCGTAGCTGTTGAAGAAACACAACCAGTCAACAGCGTAGCTGTTGAAGTACCAGCAAACCACCAGACTCCAGCGAAGCTGGAGACTATCGACCCGTGGGGTCAAGGTCAGATGATACTCGACTTCGTCGAGTCTCATGAGATTAGCGAAATAGACCACGACGAGGAAGCTTATCTAGCTTTCGAGC